CCTACAGCACGCTGGTACGCAAGACCGCCGGCGGCTGGGTCGAACTGAACATCCTGCAGAGCAAACCGAAGTCCAGCCAGACCGGTCCCGGACTGGAGAGCCTGACCATTGGCGGCAAGGCCATGGGCGCGGCTGGCATGGAGCGGCTCGACCAATTGCGAACCCTGCAGGCCCGTGCCGTGCCCTTGCCGCTGGTCGATGGGATCGGGCGCAACTGGGGACTGTGGCGAATCGACAGTGTGTCGGAGACCCAGGGGCAGATCATCGACGATGGCACGGCCATGGTCGTCGATTGGACAGTGGACCTCAAGGAGTTCGTCAATGCGTAGAGCACGAAGCATGGCCGGTGATTCGGTGAATCTGTTGCTGTACCGCGAGCAGGGACGTTGCGACGACGTTGTGGAGGAGGCGCTCTGGCGTCTCAATCCGCGCCTGGCCGAGTACGGTGCGGTGTTGCCCGCAGGCATCTGGGTGATTCTGCCGGAAGTCGAGGCACGCGCTCCGAGTGCCGCCCCTGTATCGGCCTGGGATTGAGGAGGGAGTCATGAGCCTGGGATTTACCCCCGAGGTAGAACTGTATGGTGCCAATGCCGCGCTGCTCAACCAACGGCTGATCGATTGGGAATACACCGATGCTGCGGGCATCGAGTCCGACCAGCTCAAACTGACACTGGATATCGAGGACTTGCCGGGCCTGCCCAGCCTGGGCGGCAAGGTGGGGCTGCGTATCGGCTACCGGGAGTCCGGGTTGGTCGACAAGGGCGAGTTCATCGTCACCCGACGTACACCGATGCTGTTCCCTCCGCGCCTTACTTTGCTGGCCACGGCGGCGCCGTTCGAGGTCAATGATGCGACCGGTTTCCGGGCTCGTCGCAGTGTCAGTCATGGTCCTACCACCTTGGGCGCACTGTTTCGGCAACTGACCTCCCGGCACGGCTTTTCACCGCGGGTGGCATCGGAGTTGGATGGCATTCGCATCACACATCTGGACCAGTCCAATGAAACCGACATGGGCTTTCTCACACGGATTGCCCGTCGCTTCGACGCCGTCACCAAACCGGTGAACGAGCTGTATGTGCTGGCCCGCCGTGGGCAGGTCAAGTCGCTGTCCGGCAAACAGCTGGAGGATGTGCGCCTATCGGTGACCCGCGACAATCGTCCGGGTGATCCGGCCTTCATGGCTGCCACGCTCGACGACAGCAGCCGCGGCAAGTACCAGGGCTGCCAGACCACCTGGTGGGATGCGGCGGCCGGACGCGAGCGAGTGGTCGAGACCGGCACCAAGCCCTTCAAGAAACTTCGCCAGCGTTATCCCTCCGAGGATGAGGCGCGGGCGGCGGGTGAAGGTGAGGTGCGGCGCATGGAGCGCGAGTCTCTGAAACTGCGTATCGACTGCCCGGGTAATCCGGCGCTGGCGGCCGAAGGGCTGGTGCTGCTGGACAGCAGTTGGCCTGATTTCATGCAGGGGCGCTGGTCCATCGACAAGGTGACCGCCAGTGGCAACCGCGCCAACAGTTACCGCTGCAGTATTTCTGCCAGTTGCCTGGAGCGTTAGCGGATTCGGTTCTCCCTGCCCGATAGCCGGATTGTTGTTCGGTACCCAACGTAACTCGCCCAGTCTGCGACCGCGTCCTTCCATTCGAACCGGAATTTTCCCATGAACATCACCCCAATCATCACGCAACTGCGTGCTGAATGCCCCAGCCTTGCCCAACACATTTCCACCGGCCTCGACCTGGACCTGCTGCAAGGCAACACCACGCTGCCGACCCCGTCAGCCTTTATCACCGTTCGTTGCGACCTGGCTGCCGAGAACACCGCGCAGAACGTTTCCCGGCAGACCATCCGCGACCGCCTGGAACTGACCCTGGTGCTCGATGCCAGCAACGGCCAGGCCCCTTTCGATCAACTCCACGCCCTGCGCGCCGAACTCTGGCGCGCGCTAGTGGGGTTCAAGCCCGACACCTTCTATACGCCCCTGCAATACGGCGGCGGCCGGCTGGTGTCGATCAACGCCACTCGCTTGCTGTATCGCCTGCGTTTCTTCGCCGAGTTCCAACTGGGGCGCAACCGCACCACCGACCCGGCGGAAACCTGGCATGAGCGTGAACTGGACGGCTTGCCGTCCTTTACCGGGGTGACGGTGCGGGTCGATGCCATCGACCCCGCCGACCCCAATCTGCACCGCCCAGGCCCCGACGGGCGCCTGGAGCTGGCCTTTTCAGGAAACGTAAAACCATGACTCAACGTATCAACGTAGTGCCGGCTGCCGGCCGTTCCGTACCGGATCCGGAAGCCGGCGACCTGTTGCCGGTCACCGGTCGCGAAGTGGCCGACAGTGCCTGGTGGCGCCGCCGCCAGGCCGATGGCGATATCACCCTTTCCGCCGTGCAAGCGGCACAACCACAGGAAGCCCAATAATGGCTATCGGATTCAGCAACATTCCTTCGGACCTGCGTGTTCCGCTGTTCTACGCCGAGATGGACAACTCGGCGGCCAATAGCGCGTCGTCGACCCTGCGTCGACTGATCGTCGCCCAGGTCAACGACAACGCCACCAGCCCGGAAATCGGCAGCCTGGTGCTGGTCTCCAGCGTCGCCCTGGCCAAGAGCATCGGCGGTCAGGGTTCGATGCTCGCCGCCATGTACGACACCTGGCGCAAGGCCGACCCGGTCGGCGAGATCTGGTGCCTGCCGCTGCGCAACACCACCGGCGCGATTGCCAAGGCCGACCTGAAACTGACCGGCGCCGCCACCGAAAGCGGTGTGCTCAATCTGTATGTTGGTGGTGTCCGCGTACAGGCCGCCGTGGTCAGCGGCCAGACCGCCGCCCAGGTCGCCAGCACCCTGGCGCTGCAAGTAAATGCCGCCGCCGACCTGCCGGTCAGCGCCGTGGCCACTGATGGCACCGTCACCCTGAGCTGCAAATGGACCGGTGACAGCGGTAACGACATCAGCCTGCAGTTCAACCGCCTGGGCAAGAGCAACGGCGAGGAAACCCCGGCCGGCCTGACCATCGTCAGCGCGAAGATGGCCGGTGGTGCCGGTATTCCGGATCAGGTCGCGGCCCTCGCGGCACTGGGCGACGAGCCTTTCGAGTTCATCTGCCAGCCCTGGTCCGACGTGGCCTCGCTGAATGCCTGGCAGGCGGCAATGGATGACAGCGTCGGTCGCTGGTCCTGGTCCAAGCAACTGTTCGGACATGTCTACACCGCCAAGCGTGGCACCGTGGGCACGCTGGTCGCTGCCGGTCAGACCCGCAACGACCAGCACGTCACCATCCTGGCGATGGAGCAGGGCGTACCGCAACCGGTCTGGGTTCAGGCCGCCGCACTGGCTGCACGCACTTCGGTGTTCATCTCGGCTGACGCCAGCCGTCCGACCCAGAGCGGCAGCCTGCCGGGCGTCGATCCGGCCGCGGCCAGCGAGCGTTTCACCCTGACCGAGCGCCAGTCGCTGCTCAGCTACGGTGTCGCCACCGCCTACTACGAAGGTGGCTACGTGCGCATCCAGCGGGCGATCACCACCTACCAGAAGAATGCCTATGGTCAGGCGGACAACTCCTACCTGGACAGCGAGACCATGCACCAGTCGGCTTTCATCGTGCGCCGTCTGCAAAGCGTGATCACCAGCAAGTACGGCCGCCACAAACTGGCTGCCGATGGCACCCGCTTCGGCGCCGGCCAACCGATCGTCACCCCGAGCACCATCCGCGGTGAGCTGATCGCCCAGTACGCCAAGCTCGAACTGGAAGGCCACGTGGAAAACGCCGAACTGTTCGCCGAACACCTGATCGTCGAGCGCGACAGCCAGGACCCGAGCCGGGTCAACGTGCTGTTCCCGCCTGACTACGTCAACGGCCTGCGCGTATTCGCGCTGCTCAACCAGTTCCGCCTGCAGTACGACGCGGCGGCCTGAGCCGCGTCCTCTTCACGGTTTCATTTCAGCCCGCCATGAGCGGGCTTATTTTTTGGAGATACATCATGGGACAACTGATTGCGGGCACCTGCTACGTCAAAGTGGACGGCGCTCAACTGACCATCAACGGCGGCTGCGAAGCGCCGCTGATGGCTGTCAAACGGGAAACGGTGGTACCGGGTTTCTACAAGGAAACCGACATCGCTCCCTCTTTCAAGGTTACCGCGCTGCACACCGCGGACTTCCCCCTCAAGCAACTGATCGCCGGTTCCGACATGACCGTTACCTGCGAATTCAGCAACGGCAAGGTCTACGTCCTGGCCGGTGCCTACCTGGTCGAGGAGCCGGTCCTCAAGGGTGATGACGCGGCCATCGAACTGAAATTCGAAGGCATCAAGGGGACCTGGCAATGAGCGAGCCGATGAAGCTGCAGGTGCCCATCGAAGCCCACGGCGCAACCCTTGACGAACTCACCCTGCGCCGTCCGACGGTGCAGGAAGTGCGGGCGATCAAGGCGCTGCCGTACAAGATCGACAAGAGCGAAGAGGTCAGCCTCGACATGGATGTCGCGGCCAAGTACATCGCGGTCTGCGCCGGCATCCCGCCGTCGTCGGTCAACCAGCTGGATCTGTCCGACCTCAATACCTTGAGTTGGGCGGTGGCGGGTTTTTTCATGAGTGCGGCATCGCAGCCATCGGCGAACTGATTGCGGTCGCCTATGACCTGGCCTGGTTCTGGAAGGTTGACCCCGAACAGATGATGGCAAGGCCACTGGATGTGCTCCGGGAGTCCCTGGAGCACGCGCAACGGATCAATGCGATGCAGCAGGTGCAGTGATGGCTAAGAAGAAACCAGGTAATGTCCGCTTGAAGGACTTCGTCCACGTGAAGGACTTGAAGGCTTTGGTGGAGACGGTCAGTGCGGCTCTCAAAGATAAAAGCACTCATCAGGAAAAAATCACTGACAAGGACCAAGGCACTGACAAGGATAAAAGTCCTGACGAAAAAAACAGAGGGTTCAACTTCAAGATCAGTGACCTGAAAACGGGATTCACAGACAGCGGTCTTGATAAGGTGGATCTGGAGGGCGGTGGTTTGTTGGCGCCCTTTACCAAGGGACTCAAGGCCGCTATCAACGAGCAGGATCGCCAGGCCCAGGCGGATTTCGCACGTAAAGCGTCGCAGCTGCAGGTGATACCGAAGGCGGGCGAAGTCTCAAACGGTTCAGGAGCTGTGTCCCCTGTAACGCCTTCAATCGGAACCGTGTCCAAGGTACCGATTGCCCAGAAGTCATCTGCGCAGGTACTGGGAGAAACTGCACAGCATGTGGCGGCGCTCAGCAAGGCCCTGGATCAAATCTCCCTGAAGATCGGTCAGGCGTTGCTACCAGCCTTCGACAGTATCGTGACCGCGTTGATACCTCTGGCTACCCAGTTCGGACAATTCGTCGCGAACAATCCAGCCTTGGTACAAGGCTTGGCAGCTGGCGCTCTGGCATTCACTGCGATTGCCGGAGCAGCTGCCGGGTTTATTGCACTGTCCTCGCCTGTTGGGTTGGTGGCAGCAGGTATAGCGGCCGCGGCTACCTTGATTGTCACTTTCTGGAAACCCCTCTCGGGATTTTTCATGGGGATCTGGGGGGCTATCAGTGACTATTTCTCGAGTCATTGGGACACGCTCAAGGCCGGTGTTGCAGCCTATCTCGACTTTATCCTGACGGTGTTTTCCTGGACTCCGATGGGAATAGTCATCAACAACTGGGGACCTTTGGCCGACTTCTTCAGCGCAATGTGGGGATTGCTGAAAGCGTTGGCCCTACCGGTCATGGATTTTCTCAAGGGAATATTCGACTGGCTACCGCTGGACCTGATCATCAAGAACTGGGAGCCGATCATCGGCTGGTTCTTTGGCTGGGTGCAGAAGTTGAAGGAACTGTTTGAGCCGATCCGGGAATGGCTCGGTGGCCACGTCGGAGGCTTCGTCACCCAGATTACGGGCAAGGTGGAGGACTGGACCGAGCAGCAGCAACAGCGCAATGCCGTGACAACCGCAGATGGACGTCATTCGTTCTTCTGGGAGCGTGACGAAAGCACTGGGGCAGGCAGCGGCCTGACGCAGAACGCCAACCTGCTCGTCCAGCAAACCGCCACCAACAACCGTACCCAACTCGAAGGCGGCCTGACCGTGCGTTTCGAAAACGCGCCTCAGGGCCTGCGTGTCGACCAACCCCAAACCAACCAACCGGGCCTGAACCTGACGTCTGCCGTCGGCTACCGCTCGCTTTCCCTCGGAGGTGCCTATGGCGACTAACTGGCGTGATCGCCTGTTGCCGGCGTCGTTTCGCGGCGTGCCGTTCTGGGTCGACCAGGCGAAGACCCCGGTCGGCCAGAAAGGCCAGTTGCATGAATATCCCCAGCGCGACCAGCCGTTCTTCGAGCGGCTTGGCCAGCAGGCGAAAATCCATGACCTGACCGCCTTTATCGTCGGCGCCGATTGTCTGGAGCAACGTGACAACCTGCTCAAGGCGCTGGAGGAGGGCAGCGGCGAACTGGTCCACCCATGGCTGGGACGGATGCAGGTCAAGGTCGGCGAATGCGACATGACCCAGACCCGCGAGGATGGCGGACTGGTGACCTTCAACCTGAAGTTCTACCCGGACCAGCCGCTGCAGTTCCCCAAGCCCA